ACCTTTTTTATATAAGGCGGCGATTTCGTTTTTGCCTTTGGTATCGGAAATCATCGGATGAAAATTATAAACCGTCTGGATGGTATTCCAATCATCCTCATCGATGCTTTCGTATTTCGTGCCGGTCAATTTGCAAAATTCATCTTTATTCATTTCAAATCCCCCTAAAAGTGTTGACGTTTTCTTCTAATCTTATAACTAATATCGGCATTTGTCAACAAAACTTTAGGTTTATTTTCACTATTTCTAAAATAAACATCGTCCAACCAATAGTCGAAATTTCTCAGACTGAGCTGATAAAGTTCCATATAATAGGCGGCTGATTCTTGGAAATCCATTCAAAATAAATCCAGGATTTTGATTTCATTGAATGCACCTTTTTTATTTCCTATATATTGGAGCATATGGGCGATAACATCTACCGTCCAACCGTTTCCAATCATCCGATATCTCTGCGTGGCGGATACTCCGTCAGTGTAATTATCCGGCACGGTCTGCAACCTTTCGCATTCCATCGGCGTTAATTTACGAAAATGTATATTATTTAAATCCTCATCCCCGACCAACAACCCCAATTTATTCCGTTTGAGCATCGATTTGACATTCTCTTTATACATTGTCGAAAGGATGCACTGGGATTTATCAAGGACAATATGCTCCTTTGTGAGGCCGGACGTGGTCAAGCAATTGACTTTATCATCGTCTCTGGTGACCAATTCTTTATCCCGCCGTGGCGAGTAATCGACCCCATATGCCTGTTTAAATTTGCGGCGGATGCGTTTGGCGGACTCTGTCCGGCGTTCCGTAAAGACGACCTGTCGGCGATTTTTTGTAAGGTATCCCTTCAGGTTTGTGCCTTTGAAATAATTGGCATCCAAGCAAAATGATTTATCTCTATCAACGACTCCGGCCTCAAGCACATCGGCCAGTTTGATACCTTTATCTTTTGGTTGCCTGTCGGTCAGGTTTGTCCAATAATACCGTTGGCGATTTTGGGCGGATACCAATGCGGAGTTTATCAATATGGGCTCGACCCCAAGCTCTCGAGATATAATATCCCGCCATTCCTTTTTCATTTTGACGTTTTCAAACAGGAAATATTTGGGTTTTACCTTATTAAATATCCGCACAAATTCCCAAAAGAGACCGGACTTGCCCTTAAAACCAGAGTGGTCTCCGGCGTTGGAAAAGGATTGACAAGGCGAACCTCCCATCAATAAACCAATCGGCGGCAATGAGTCTGTATTCAGACCGGTGATATCCCCAAGCTGAAGTGTATCGGGATAATTTTTTAGCGTGATTTCGATAGCATACTGGTCAATCTCACTGGCAAAATAATGGTCGTATTTTATACCGGCTCGTTCCAGTGCGATTTGCCCACAGCTCATGCCATCAAAAAGGCTTAAAACATTGAACATTTTTGCTCCTTATAAAAATGCTGGCAAACTAAATCCCACCACGTCCGGCAACATATAATATAAAAATACCAGAGCGGCTCCGATAATTAAAAGTGAAATAAACGTTCCAAAATCATTCATTATGCTCCCTCATCTTGGTCACCTTTCCGTGTCCACTCCCGATTGAAATACTGGATTATGCCGTCAGTGGTCATTACGTTGAAGGCTTTTACGGAATTGTCATCGTTGCATTTTACAACGGTGCCTTCCAGTCCCTCATTTACCCCGTGGGCATAAACGTAATCACCGACCTGCACAACGTTGCCAAATTTATCTTCAAAATTTTTTCTGATTTTTCTTTTGCCCATGATATTTACCTCTAATATTTTAGGTTTGCGCAGGGATACTTGACACATCTCTTAAGATGCATCGCCACCCTTCGCCGCCCTCTCCCTGCGGCTTTTTCGCCGTGATGCCGGTTGGTTTTTCTTCCCTATACCCAATAAGATATTGGGAATCTCCTAAAAAGTCGTGCTTGCAATCACGGTCAGAAAGGAGCAGGTACTTTTCCAAATTGTATTTTTAAGCAGAGCGTTCACGATTCTGGTGGCTTAATTAGGCACATCCAGATGGAAGATGCTCAAAATTTTACCGACATCACAAAAATTTTTATGCGGCTTTGGATTCGTAATATTCCACGTTGCCGTTGCCGTCAAAATCGTATGCCCATCCTTGGCCTTTGCACCAAGACCCGATGTGCTTATCGGTGCGATTGTCGTAATATAACCAAACAACCGTTCCATCTTGTTCAACGTGCTTCGATTTATATACGTGTTTGGTCGGGTCAAGGCCTGATTTTTCTTCGACCAAGGTCATCAATTTGTGCTCATATTTGGCCTTGCTTATGTGTTGTTTAAATTGGAATTTCATATTACCCATGATATTAAATTCTCCTATATGTTGACGTTTTCTTCTCATTCTATAACCTATATCGGCCTTTGTCAACAAAACTTTAGGTTTATTTTAAAAAATATCAGATAAATTCGTTTCCTTGCACATTTTGAAAACCGTGCCCATTTTGGTATAAATGTTTTTAATAACCGATAAAAACGTTTTTTCAAATTGCAAATCCCAGTCCACATATTTAACTGCCTCTTCGGGGATGCGGCGGATAAAACCTATCACGTTTTCATCGAATATGTTTGGTTTTGTTAGGTAAACGAACTTGATTTTCTCCCCGCTGTTTATCTGCGGCCATCCATCAATATTTCTGATATGGTTATTGTATACGATAGCGGCACGGACGCCGATGGGAGTTTTGGTCGTATATGATAAATCACCATTCTTTTTCTCGACCAAGAATCTATCAATATTATTGGCAGACCGTGGGAAGGCGATATCGATTACATCATAGGATTTGAATTTGGCCTTTTGCTCTTTTACAAAATCCAGGAGTTTTGATTCATCATCTAATAAAATTCCAATCGATTCCTTTAAGGCATCCCTGATAACTTTTGGCGTGGAAGACCGGACAACCTCAATCCCCTTGACCTTCAATTTCGGCACCGGATATGTAACTCCCTCATCCCATATGACGTTGAGGGCATAATGCTTTTTTGAAGTCCATAAGGCGTTGGTAATCGTTTTCTCATGGTTCATAAACATCCGGTTCTCATTGGCGTTGACATATTTTGCAAGGTCTTCATATCCGTCCGAAAGTATCGGTTGGATAACTTTGGCCACGAAAGCATTGACCTGCTTTACTAATTCAACATCGGTAATCCCTTCATTTCGAAGGCGGATTTGGTTAACCACATATTTGACCGATATGTAAAGTGAATCGGTATCCCCATAAATTAATTCCCATCGATACTTTTTGCGGTTCGGATGTTCCATTACTCGCTTTGCAGCCCATTTTAAAGCCAATTGAGAGGAGAGGGTGATGGCAGATGCAAGGCGGACGTCATAATACCGGAAATGGATATTGCCCATTGCGCCATACTCGGAGTTCATTAAAATCTTCATGGCCATCTGATAATTGTGCTTCGTGGATATTTCCTTTTCAAAAACTGCCCACTGCTTTTTTAAATCGTCCGGACCTTTATAATCCTTGAACTCCGTTTTGACTTCGATACCGTTTTTATTTTTCCATTCCTGAAGCTTTTGCTTCCACTTAATCATCTTTTCCTTGGCCACGACTCTATCACTATAAATCCCCCGCAAAAGACCCGGCACGATGCCTTCCTTATCCTTGCGGAAAAAGCACCCGTTTGCGGCCATAATTGCATCTTCTGGTGCGACAAATTCTTCGTTTAAATAGCGGTCATCCAAATCCATCGTGATATCGATTTGAGTCCGCATATCATCAATCAAAGACTCCGGTGAGATATTGTATTGTTGCTGCACGTGCGGATACAAAGATTTTAAATCGACTGCTATCAGCCAGTCGTGAATTTTGGTTTCCGGCTTGTAAACATAGCCACCCGCATATTCCTCTTTCTCCCCAGTGTGCTTCGGCGGAATCATTATGTTTTTCTTTTTCAGGGTGTTGTAAAATATCGAATCCCAAACTCCAACCGTCCCCAAGGTATCAACGAAGTTGGTTTTGGAAAAATAAGCGATGGTGCAAGTTAGGTCAATTAAACCTAACTTCTGGTCGAGCAAGTCCATTAATTCAACGTCCCATATATTATAATCGATGTATTTTTGCGGGTCTTTTACCCACATATCATGCAGAGTATCATATTCCGAATAATCCAACTTCGTATCGCCCAGTTCTTGAGATGCGATATAATCAAGACTATACATTTCCCGTGGCGTATAGACAAACTTTTTATACATGAGTTGGAAATCGAGCAGGGGAATGCCTTCCATTTTTGAAAAATAATCAATTATCCTGCCGGATATTGGGTCAACCTTTTTCTTGCAGGTTGTAAATCCAAAGGGCGAAAATCCGTTCATATATTCCTTGCCCATGACGAATTTGCCCCGCTTGATGATATAGGGGAAGTCAAACATCTTGGAGTAAAATCCAACGAGCATATCCGGCTTCTCTTTGCGGACGACCTGCCGGAGTCGTTTAAATATGGTCTCCTCATCTTGGCATAGGTAAAACTTGACTTTACTCAAATCAATCCACGTCCCCTTTTCATCTTTTAGGCACGTCTTTTTGGGGTCCCATGCTTTGGTTGACATAACAAAATAACGGTTCCCCCGCATATCCTTTAATGATATCGATGTGATTTCCCTGTCGGCCTCATCTACTTTGGCAAAGCCTTCGGATGAATCAATTTCAATATCAATCAAAAATGGCCGGACTTTTGATAGGTCGTAATCAACTTCATCTGGATAATTTTCACCAAGGAATTGATACTCCTCTTTCATTGTGCCGTAAAAATCGACCTCCTCATATTCTTCGATGAAGTTTCGATATTTGGCAATGCTGTCAAATCGCTTCCATTGCAGGGGATTCCCATAAATATCCGTGTATTGATATTCTTTATCAGGGTCTGGCGATCGGACCATCTTCCCCAACATCGGTTGAAATGGAATCTTTTCTTCATGGCGGACACCGGCCTCATCATAATAGACGTGCAAAACCAATCCATTATCATCACGGGACTGGCCAACATAGGTGTAAAATTTTGACATTTACTTTCCTTTTTTCCAGAGTTTAAATTTCATTAAGCCAAATTTTCCTTGAACCACATTGGCTTTAATTATACCACAAATCTCTTCCTTTGACATACCGTTCTCAATCATTTTATTGACGTCTTTTCCATATCGTTTATATTTATATGGTATCAGGCATAACTTGAAACCGGCTCTTAAAACTTTGTCAATTCGCGCACACATTTCTTTATTACGTGGCTCATTGTCATAGCAAAATATGTATTTATCCTTTGAAGCCAAATCCAGGAGATATTTTAAATCCAAATCTGCTCCCCCGAAGGCGATGGCATTGGGCATAAAAATTGAATCAAATGCTCCCTCAAATACCAGAATGGTTTTATAGGCATCCAACCGTTCAAGGCCGAAAACCTTTTTATGGGCGTCATCAAATTTAATTGTGATATACCGCAGGCCGGTCTTTTGTAACGAACGTCCCTGCACGGCGAATATTTTGCGGTGTTGAGTGTAAAATGGGATGACAATCCGTGGGTCGGACTCCATTACATTTTTAAATTTATCCGGTATTATGGAGTTGATATACTCTTGGAAATTATCTGTCCAATAAAAATAACGCATATACCTCATGGGCAACTGCCGGTTGGCAAAATACTTAACGGCTTCGTGGTCGTCCGGTAATTTGCATAATTTCTGCAGGTTGAGGCGGCGTTTTTGGTTCTCGGAAGTGTCCTCTTCGACTTCGGTCTGCACCAATTCAGGGCGGGTCTGTCGTTTGGTTTTGAATAAAATTTTGGTGTATTCTTTGGCAACCGAAGGAAAGTGCTCTCTTAAAAATTCTAATATGGGTTTTGAGTATCCACAATTATGGCAGTGATAAGTGATTTTTGTGCCATTGATTAAAATCCAGCCCCGTTTTTTGGTCTCGGATTTTAAGCTGTCCCCGCAAACCACACAGCGGAAGTTCCAATGGTCTCCCTTCTTTTCAAGCAAGGGGAGTGGTAATTGATGGATAATGTTTTCAATCATTCAGTCTTTCGAACTGCGGCGAGTCTCTTATCCAGTTCCCGTTTTAGAATGAGGCACTGGCCATAGGTAAATTTCCGAATTTCTTTACCTATATCATCGACTCGTTCATTGGTTATGGTCTTTTTGACCTTTAATTTAGGGATAATTTTCGTCCCTTTATCTCTTGACGATTTGAGATTTCTGTTTTTCATTATTATACTCCGTTAATTGATTTTTGTCATATTTATTTCAATTATATCCGGTCCGAACTCGATATTGAGAATCGGCTCAAATGTATTATAATCACAGGTGTCGATTTCAGCCTTTCTGAAAATCAGCCGGGCTTGTTTGGTGAAGTCGGCATCGTGATATTTATCCGAAAAATATACCACCTTTTTTATACCGGCCTGCACGATTACTTGAGCGCAGATGTTGCAGGGATATAAAGTGCAATAAATGGAAGAACCTTCGACCGGCCCCGTGGCATTTAAAACGGCATTGACCTCTGCATGAACCACGAACGGATATTTAGTGCCGGCCCATCCATCCCCTTCCCGTTCCCACGTGAAATCATTTTTGCACCCATTGACGAAGCCATTATATCCCATCCCGACAACTCGACCTTTTCGGTTTGCGATGCAGGCACCGACCTGCGTGGACGGGTCTTTGCTCCGGCGAGCAGACAAAAAGGCCAAGCTCATAAAATAATTCCATTTTGATATTGCTGTCATTATCTCTCCTTAAAAAAACTTATCAATAGATTTTGCCAATTTTCTCATTCGGTTATGTCCGAAATATTCTGTCAAAAGCTGATAATTACCTTTTTTCTCCGGCTCATCGTCATAGGATTTTAAACATCCTTCCCAAACTCGGTCCGGAATAGTATGTTTTGACAACCGGATTAACCGTTTATTACGTTTAAAATTACTAAGCAGTCCCTCTTGTTTGATGTATTCCTCAAGTCCCTGCTCCAGTATTTTATCAATTGTTTTGGGACCGCAGGCTTTTTGTCGCTTGCCATCGGTGATAAATGTATCAGAATCTGACCGAATGTTTGGAACATCATCCCCCGCATCTCCGCCGATAACATGTTTTATCAGAAAGACTCTTGGATTTGGGCATTTTATCCATTTCCAGTCGTGCGTATCCCACAGCTTTACCCCTGAATTCAAGAGTTGTTTAAAATCTTTATCCCGTGACGCGATGATAATTTCGGATGCCGTATTTTGTAAATGGTATACCAACACGGCGATTATATCGTCTGCTTCAGCCCATTGTGCCTGCACAACTTTAAACGGGAAGTATTTTCGCAGGTCTTCCTTGATTTCATCGATAACTTCCACAAACTCGGAATAATTTAGCTTGGATTTCTTTCGAGTAATCTCCCGCCGTGCCTTGTAATATTTGAAATATTTTTTACGCCAGGAATATGAGTCGAAGCAAATAACCATTTCTGTCGGCTGATGCTTTACTTTTAAACGCTGAAGGGAGTTCAGCATAAGATATTTCCAGTGGGTCTGCACCTGCTTGGGCGTGTAAGTTGAATCCTTGGTAATTTTGATATTAGTGTGAAATGTTGCCCATGCAATATTGCTGAAATCGACCAATAATATTCGTTTTAAAACCATGTTGATGATACTCTCCGTTTATCACAAGATTCTTCGGGATCTATTGGCTTATTTTTAACAAATTTGTCACAAATTTTCGGCATAAACTTATGCGTAATCGAGCAGGCTTTTAAATCCTGCCAATAATTTATGCAAGTCGTGCATCCAATATGTCTTTCATCCGCCATAGCGAGTCGACTCGAATGACATTTCTTTCTAATTGTTCTTTGCGGCCACGGTTCCAAGGTGAATCAAATAAAAACGAGATATCCAATATTTCAGATAAATGCTGTGCGGTCTTCCATCTGTCATCCACATAATATATAATACCTAATCGCATCAACTCCAGTTTCTTTTGCTTTGAGTCGGCGACAAAATGTATTTCATAAGGAAAATCAAAAACCTTCTCGCACCATAATTTTGTAACCTGCATTACAGCATCGGAAGGTTCCCGTGCGGTGATGATAGTGATATCACCATATTTTTCATAAATGGCTTTTAAGGCTTCAATTGATTCATGTATGGGCGGACAGATGTGTTGATATTGAGTGATGGCAACTGCTATTTCCTTCCACCACCAATCTTCATAAAACTCTGATTTTTTGAGGTCAAATTCAAAATTATAGTGGTCTTTTTCAGCCTCTATATTGACCCCAAACATATCCCAAAAATGTCCACGGAATATATGATAGACGTCTGATATCACCCCGTCAAAATCAAAGGCAATGCCATAATTTTTCTTTAACATTTCAATCTCCTTAGTTTATAATAATTATATAACAAATTGCCAAATTTGACAAAAATTATGGATAAAATAAACTTATTTTGCCGTCTTTCCCTCTTTGCCGGACATCCACGTGCAACCAAGAAATATTCATCTCCAATCCACCAACCAAACCCCATATTTCTTCATTTTGATGGTCGATAATTTCATCTCGGATTAAATCTGGATGAATATCTTTGGCTATTAAATCTGCGGCTCGACCAAAACGGTGCTGACTGAGCGTTGCCCCGACCCCACAATTCGGCGGTCTAAATCCACGATATTGGCTCGTGCCGGCCCACGACCAATCATTTATGGTCATAGGTCCGAAGGCGGTCCGGATGGTATCGATTACAATAAGCAGTCGCTCATCAAAAACGGTCTGCCAGAACCAATTATCCCCACGGGATTTATGTTTATTATATATGGCTTTGGGCACCAATTCAACGGCTTTAAAATGAGTTGGTATGTATAATCCTGAAACTGACATTTTAAATCTCCTTAGATTATTCTGCCCACTCACGCTTTGGTGGTCTTATTGATTTGTCTGCTCTACCATCAATGCCTCCACCTAACATTCTTTTTCTAACATTTAATAACCCTCCTTTAATTGCTTCCAGATTCATTTGCCTTTTCCTTTTCAAGTTCCTTTAAATGAATATTCTCATGGGAATAGATAATACAGTGGTCAGTACCATCGGCCAGTGTCCAGCGTCTTGCGAAGGGACATCGCTCATCCTTGTTGGATATCTCTATTATATAGATAGTCCCTTCAGCGTGAACATACCCATCATTTTCATGGGCGTTTGCCTCATACACTATTAACAGGCAGATGCCCAACCAGATCAAACAACTTTTAATACTCAAAATTTTTAAACTCCTAACGATGGACCCTTCGGTCTCCTTTTATAATTCTTCAACGATGAATTTATCAAAATCATGTTTTACAATTGCTCCCTTATATTGCTTTTTGAGAAAGACCATTATACCATCGATTTTAGCAAAATTATCAAACTCATTCTCATCGATGAAATCTTTCATCTTGAAAGTTATAACCGCTTTACGAGTGACCTCCTTAAACTTCACATCAGGATATGCCTTCTCGATGGATTTGGCGGCTTTTTTGTCCGCCGGGTCGACTTTGGATTCAATTAAGTTTTTGAGTGTTTTCATGTTGGTTGTCCGGGTTTCCAGTTTAAATCTTCGGGTGTTATTTTAAATTTTTTGGATATTGCGGCCCAGAATGCATTAACTCCTTTTTCTCCGTCATAATTGGTATTTTGGACGTGGTATCCAACCATTTCTGACCAACTGCGGCTATATGGCTTCCCACCTGCGGCTCTAAATTCTTTCATGCTATCATAATAATCATCGATGTGCTTTTTATATAATTTATGCCACGTGGCAAATTTTTTATTACGGAATGCCCAACTGAGAGAAAGCTGTACCATCGGAGTCGGATACATCCCATCTGGCAACTTTCCCTCTAAAAATTGTTTAAATGTTTTCATTTGCTATTTGCGAACTGCGAATCATCTTCCAGGCCAATTAAGCTTCATTTATTTTTACCTTGATTTTACCTTTTTATCTAATTTTCCCATAACTGTATTTACCCGTTAAATCTTTTTCTTTCTTAACCAAGGCACCCTTGCGGCGGCGGTCACATTATATGCCTCAAGCATCTGGTCAATTTTATATCCATCAAAATCATCAGCGTGTTGCAGGTCGATTTTAATGCCGTGGATTCCATCCTTATCGACCAAGAAACAATTTTGACTGGCACGAGAGGATAATTGTAATTGGTTATCCGAATAGGCGTTTGCCCCGCAGACTCCTCCGGACCGTGCAAAAAGGTCGGTGATTCTTGCGGTATGGAAGTGGCCGAAAAGGACATAATTGCATGTTCTACCTTGCAGATAATCCGACCATTTACCTTTAAGGCGTTGTATCTGGCTCGACCCCTGCGACATTTTGATTTGATGGCCGTGGATAAGCAGGATGGTATGGCCCATAACTTCAATCGGCTGTTCTATTGGACTCCCATCAATAAATTCGATTCCAGGCTTTTGATAAAACATCATCCGCAACATTTCATGGATGATAAAATCGTAATTGTCGGTCTGCATAATCTCGGATGAACCCATTTCCTTGTTCATTCGGGATTCGTTGCCGGTGACCATATAGATTTTCAGGTTGTAAGTTTGATTCAGGTCGATAAGGACTTGCTTCAGTATCATTGCGGCTAACACGGAGGCTTTGGCACGGTTTGTTGCGGCATTCATTACCTCATCAAGGCGGCGGTCTGAGTTGAGCATATCTCCGGTAAAGCAGATATGAACGGTTTTAATATCATGAGAATCAAAAAATTTACGTGCCCGGACAACATATTTCTGCAACCGTTGGGCGGCGATTTTAAAGTCGAATGTGTTAAAAGGCAATTCGACCAGTTCGTTGAAGTGTATATCCGATATTTGAAAAACACCTTCAGTCTCGCCATTCCAATCGGCGTGGACATAGGTATTAAAATCGGCGTATCGACCTTCCTCCCGCAGGAGTTGAGCGATTTCTTCATACAGAGACCCTGTGGTATTATGGAACCGGATTTCTTCTCGAAAATGTTTTCGCTCGACCCGCAAGGAATCCCTTGCTTTTTGCAAAGAGGCCTGCACTTTATATCGCAGATTTTTGCTTTGGTAATTTTTAGGAGCTTCGATATCCAATGAAAACTGACGTTTCGTTTTGTTTATCCAGTCGGGAGAGCATCCCAACAGGTCAGCTATTTCGGCGGTGTCGTCAAGTCCCTGTCGGATTAAGCTAATAATCTCTGATTGTAAAAAAGTCATTCCCTCTCGATATTCTTCCGGCTTTCTGGTTTCCATAAAGGTCTCCTGTTAAATTTGAATTAGTGGAGTTTTTATTCGTTTTCTTGTAATATTTGATACATGGTCTTCGGAGCATTTTCCTTTATGCCCCGGTCACGGCGAAAGTTTGAGAAACACATCGCCAGAGACTGTTTACGTTCCGCCTCATCGGTTAAATCCTTTTCCTTACTGCGGAACTTCATACACTTTTCAACGTAACCCTTTTCGCTGTCTTTTGGGTCAACTTTTGGTAATGGCATATATTATACCACCTTTTAATCGATATAGTCAAGTATTCCGATTTCAACGGCTTTATTTACATCAAACCAAGACGTTTTTGCTTCCATGTCTTCCCATTTTTCATAATCAATATTTGAATGCCTGACCAGTTTATTTAAATATAGGCGTTGCAATAAGTCCATCAATGCCGTTTGTGACCGGATTTGACTTGCAGTTTCCCGTCCCGGCCATTTCCAAAGTGCGGCCTCATGAACCATAAATATCGTTGCCTCTGTAGCATGGGTCTCATCACAAGCGGCAAAAACCGGAACCGCCGCCGATGCAATGATACCAGTGGCATGGGCAATAAATTTAAATCCACGTTTTTGATATTTTTCAATTTGATCGGCCAGTGCGAGACCAGAAAAAGCATCGCCGCCTGGAGAATCGATAAATATAACAACATCTCGAATTGAAGTTTTAGTTTCTAAATAAATTAAGTCATTCCATGTTCTGGTTACATCAGCCACAGATAGGCCGGAGAATATTTTAATATATGCTTTATCACCGGCAGTGGAAGATAATTGGGATAATTTCATTTCGGGGTTTTGAACTTCCATTGACTTATGGATTTTATTCCCCTCTTTAATCTTTATCAGGGCTTTACCTTCACCGACATTTTCGATGGTTATTTTTACTTCTACTTCTTGCGGTGGCATAGGCGTCCGGTCTAACTGTTGTCCGGCACATCCCCAAATTAAAAAGACTGATAATAGAAAAATTATGAGATGTGGTATAGGTTTCATGGTATCTCCTTAATCTAAGTTCATTTTTACTAATATTTTGAGATGACTAATTATATCATCAATTTCCTTTTCCGTCATATTTTTCTCGATGGATGCTTTTACCGCTTGCTCGACCTCAGATAATTCGGACTCCCTCTTCAATAAAAATGCGGCCACTAAAATGCCTAATAAGCGGCTGTCCGGCACGACCTTTATTAAAAGGCGTTTAAGTTTGCGGACGAATCCCTTTAATCCACCAAGTGCATCTCGGTCTGGTTGATTTTCTGGTTTGCGAAGGAGATTGCCTTTCTCGTCAATTAAACCTTTTTCAAAGGCTTTCCATTTTGTGAAAGGTTTGGCGAGCATGGCGGCGAATGTAATCGCCAAGAGTTTATTGAATGCACCCATATTTTACCCCTTTAAAAGGTGGCTGTGCTTTTTCTTACCGGCTGTTTGAACCTCTGCCCCGACTATATTGTGAGTGTGGTCGGGATGGCCTTTGGGCAGGGTTTTGGTCGTTTTCCCATCACCTTCATCATCCAAAACGGCCTCATGCCAATGTCCATCGGAGGATTTTTCCGTGATTGTTTTTGTTTTCTCGGCGAAATATTGCTTGAAAGTTCTGCTCCCATCGCCAGGATCGGATTCAAACGTGGCTTTGACAGGAGACTCACCGAATGACATTCCCCGCTTTTTCATTTCGGCATTGATATCCTTTACCCATCTCTGGACCTCGGCCTTATTATCCTTATTCCACTTTTTATTTTCAATTTCTCCGGCAACATCGGCCAGTTGGTCATCATCAAGTTTTTTAAGCTGACCTTTTTTAACCATATCCAGTGCTTTACCTTCCGATAAATCACTTTCATTGAGAGTCTGTTGGGCTCTGATGAAAATCTTCGTGGATTTTTTAAAGGCTTCATATGCCTTATCCATTTGGTTCCAAGCTTTCATCATATTTTTTCGTTGGTCACCGGCATCATCAGAGACCATTTCAGTATGTGCCATCCAGTCGTCCATACTTTCCTCAAGTTCGGCAAACTCTTCCCGCATTGTCATTGATAGTTTCTTGGCCATATTATTTTTCCTTTTTAGCGACAGAATTAGAAAATCCTGTCATGCTATCTTTTAATTTTTTGGCATCGGCGACCATCTTTTTAAACTCTTTAGATGCGCCGGGTATTTTTTTGAGAATATCTTCCCCATCATTGATATAAAATTCGATATCATCAATAAGAAAGCCGGTCTGCTGTTCTAATTCTTTAGACACTTTCAAACCCTTTTCCAATATTTCCTTGAAGCTCTTCATTTTTTCACCGATGCCAGGACCTTTTTTAAAACTGCTTTTTGTTTATCGTCCGCCTTTTTCATTGCAGATTTAATGGCTTTTAACATAACGGGTGTAACGAAAATTTTCTTTCTTTTAAGCATATCCATTACAGATACATGGGCATCAGTTTCTTTTGTGGCCACATTGCCAATAGCATCCCAATAAATATTAACTTCATCTTCGGGCAATTTAATGCTACCAAGAATTGTTCTCTCGTCTTTCGGTGCCTTTTCTTTAAAATATTCTTTAAAATTTTTCATGATTCCTTATGATGTGCTTGCTATGAATTTGACTTTATCTTTAGGTAACTCAGCCAGAGACGGATAAAATTTTGTCCGTGCTCGGTGAGTATAGGCGAAAAATTCGCCACGTTTATTTTTGGCAATAGAGCATCCAGGATTTCCGAAACGCTTCTTCATCTCCTCACGTTCCGCCGTGGTGAGGGGAATTTTGTCCATTTTTTCGAGTAATATTTGCTGAAAAGTTTTCATATGGTAACTCTGATTTGCTCGATATCCTTAATTGATAATATGTTTGCTTTTCCACTTCCTATTGGTCTAATCGAAAACCCAATTATTGAAAAGAAACTGCGCTTGCCTTTGGTTAAAACCCATGCGCCTTTATCATCCAAAACTTTGAAGGTTGCCTTGAATGTGAATTCGGCTTCACTTCTTTTAAAACCATCAGCTTCAAATTGATATCTGCCCGGCCCCACTTCCTTTGATAATTTATCAAGGAATGCTCTTATATCATTGCTGTTGGAAGGAGAAAGTTTCTTAATCGTTTTTTCGGATAATATTTCCCGATAATTTTTCATTTTGCCTTCCACCAGATATTATTTGCGTTTTCATCGTCCCCATGTTTTACACTTTTCTGGAGGTCGAAAAATTGCTCTTTCTTGATGAATTTCTTTTTCCATTTTTTCAAAACATCGACCAACTGCTCATAATAATCTCTGTCCCATCGGTCATCTGCATTATATATTTCATTTCGGGCGGCATCAATGACTGGTTGGATTTTCTTTTTGACATCGGCGGCGAGTTGCTTTTTAGTGAGCTTTTTGGCTTTCAGAAGAATGGTAATCCAACCCTTTTCTTCTGGTGAGTATTGAAACTCGACACCCTTTAAAATTGATTTGAGGATTTTATTGAGGCGTTTATCGCCTGTGAAATTTGGATGGTCATCATCTTCTTCGCCGCCTCTATCTGTAAAAAAATCATGGTCGCGAATCATCAAATCCCACCAGTCACCATTTTGGCGGACTGGGTCTGACATTTCGGGATTGATTTGGCGTTTGATTGTATTTAAATATTCTTCGGCCTGCTCTCTGGAAACGGCTTTTTTGGCTTCTGTCAGATAATGCTCTTTAAAAGTTTGCATAAAAATCCTTTGTGGTCGGGATAAGAGGATTCGAACCTCCGACTTCGCGGACCCAAACCGCGCGCTCTGGCCAGACTGAGCTATACCCCGATTAAACTTCGGTTGTATCTTTGCTGACTGGTATCGGGTCGGGGTCCATAGGTTCTCTCCTTATAGGTATTTTCCAAGAGTTATTTTATCAAACTCTTTTTTCATTTTTTTGGCAGCAATAAGGTCTTTTGAAAATTCGCCGGTCTCACCGTTTAAACTATTTAATGCACCGACAAAGGAATCCATATTATCAACAATGCCATAAAAGCGGTCTTTGACGTTATTGACCAAAGTATTATCTGCGCTTCTTAACATATCACGGATTTGAGAATCCTTACTCGCCTCTTTTACTATCTGCTTGACTGTTTTCAATTTTGACCTCTGCAATGGTTACAGGTTCAAGTATTATTCGGCAAAACGGACAAATTTGTCCCGCCATTTTTATAACTGGCACAACGTCTCGGCGACATCTTTTACAGTTTAACTTATTTGGAGAACATTTCATTGTCATCCTTGCTATTTCTATTTACCTCTAAGCGTTTTAGCTTTAGCTTATCATGGAATTTTTTCATCATTTTCTTAGTTTTTGGGCTGTTTTCAATGATGGTCTCCGCCGATTGACCCCTGCTCAAATCCCTTGTCCGGCCATAAGCAAACTCGGTATTGACCCCGAATTTATAATTGACTATTCCAGTAAAGCGATTTTTGAGCGGATTCCATATCTGGATGTTTGCCTCTTTCAATTCATCGGTTGACCAAATAACCCATAAAAAGTCGCATGTGGCCGGTAATCCGTATGATTCTGCAACATCGGTCATACTGATATTGGTTGAATTTGCTCCGCTACGATTTACTTGAGTGCCGGTCAATATAGCAATTTTATATTCAACGGCCAGTCCCCGCAACTCCTCTGCGATGGCTTTAATGATAGAATATGAATTACCTTCAGAATATCGGTCCGATCGCATAAGGTTAACGTAATCCACAACAATAACCTGCGGCATAAAATCCTTTTTAATTTTTAACTCTTCGAGATGTGCTCGAATCGATGCTGTGCTAAATGCTCCGGTTGGAAATTCCTTTATAATCAACCGACCAAATGCCTTCAGTTTTAATTGGTTGATTTTACCTTTAAAAGTTTCAAATTTTAGATCCGTTATGTCGTTTATTTCTACATTAAGCCAGTTGGCTTCATGCTTTTGGGAGATTTTCTCCTCCGACATTTCACCGGTTATGTATAAAACATTGTGGCTGTTGGCAACAAGGTCTGCAGAAATCGATGCCATGCAGTTTGTTTTGCCTTCGCCGGTATCCCCCATCACACAAGAGAGGGTCTTTGGTTCAATCCCGCCGCCTGTTACCAGATTAAATTTATGGAGTTTAGTTGCAAATTTGGTCGTAACCGCATTATATGTTTTCCATCGCTCGGCGATTGATTTCTCATTAAAGAAATCAATTCCCATATGGGTATCAAAGGAGACGGCCAGTGCATTTTTAACAAGGTCAAAAACGATATTATTTGACTTTTTCTCATCCTGCAAAATATCAGAGGATGTTACGATAGCGTTTTCAAGTGCCTGTTTTTTGCACCATTCTTCGGTCTCGTCAAATAGCCAATCATCGTTATATTTTTCTTTGGTTTGGTCCTCAATTCCCTTTATCCGTTCCATAATATTATCGAACTGGTCTTCGGAGAATTTATCGGATTTTGATAGCGCAACCCGCAGAACATTATAGGTTGGGATTTTATAATATCGATTTACATATGCCCGAATTATGCGAAAAATGGTGCGGTCTTCAAACTCATCAAAGTAACTTTGCTCGATATATGGGATTACTTTGCGGGAAAACTTATGGTTTTCAATCAACTGTTCGAGAAGGATATGCTCCATGATTTAGGATACCATATTCACGATAGATTGTCACATTACTTTTAATTTAGGACGTTTTTTCTTGGACGTGTCTTTATTGGGCTCAAGGGAATATTTGCTCTGCCGGACTGGGACTGCTCTATTGGAACCTCTTTTTTCTCTTTCGCCGCCTGGACTTTTGGCAACACTTCGGCGAGCAGCATACCCATCCTTGTGCCACCCGACACCACCATTTTTACCCAATTGAAAATTGCTCTTTGAGATTTCAACTTTTTTACAAAGGGATTTGCATTTGGGGCAGGGCTTATCCTTTCCTTCATTTTTAAAATCCAATACCTCAAATGTTATTTTGCAGGCTTTACATTCATATTCATAAATCGCCATTTTCTATCCTTTCAAATTCATTTGATATTATCGTTTGCACTTCTTGATGGATTGCTATTTTTGTCGGCTCATCATATTGACTGTCGTTATATGATATAGATATTCCGCCATTATGTTTATCGACCATGATAACCACGGGAAAATTATCAAACTTTTTTAGCTTGATAACGGCATAATTTCCGATTGATACTGACGTGGGCGGCTTGCGATATTTACTTTTCCAACTCCCTGTCAACATCATCTTCAATTTCGTGAGTAGAGCGGTCATCGATATCCTCTTCCATGTCATCGAAAAATGAGAATTTTTTGTCTTCCAGGCCGAAACCAAACTCGGTCAAGATTGCTTTGCGGAGTTGCTCCAAAACATCTCCGGCGATATATTTGGATGCCTTTTGACGGACGTCTTTCATTTTGGCAGATGTGCCATCCGGCAGAATATAATTTTGAGCATCCTTTTTGAAAACCTCTAACTCTGCGGCCTTATTTACCAAATCAGAAAAGCGATACATTCCTCTCGTAAAGGATATTAATACCTTTATCTGTTTGTTTTCCTTCATATAACGGGACTTGCGGGTATTTAGCGATATCATTATCCCGATTTGTTGCTTGGCTGAATCCTTTTCCTTGGCCTTTGTTAGCACCAAAGAGATATCGGACATATATTTGACTCCGCCGCCGCCAGAGGTTTCATCTTCGGCGTATTCGGACATGACTTTATAAGTATGGTTTACAATCAGCAGTGGGATTTGTGCCATTGCAATTTTTAGCGATATAGTGCGGCTCATTCCCCGAATAAGCTGTGCACGGGTCATATCTCGGGTTTGCGGCCCACCTTTTTTAGATCGCTTGTCAGTGCGGATGATAGTGGACTCGGCTATTGTCCCCAAGTTCCCCAAACTATCAAGCACCATAATTATTTCGTGCCGGTCTTTTAGCTTTTTGAGTTCCGGTTTGTCCTTTTTGCCTTTGTCTTTTTTGATTGCTTTGGCATTCTCCACTTCGGCCTTGATATTAAATTCATCGATTTTGGCATTGGATTCAACGACTTTATCGATGATATTGGTCGCCTGAGTTCGGAATTCCTCAACAGTCTGCACCGGCAAAATCAAAATTTTATCATCCGGGATGCCGATTTGTTTTGCCATTTCTATGACCGTGGATGCCTCAGATTCAAAAAATATGACCGTGGAGTTTTTGACTTGGCTTAAATAGGCTTTGACGATGATGGAAACAAAGAGAGATTTTGCGACCCCGGACTCGCCGGAAATCATGACCCGCTTGCCCTTTGGGATGCCTTTAAATATGTCCCCGTCCGATAAAATGGCGTTGAGGGCATAACAGCCGGTATCAATCCACTCTTTGACTTCGTATGGATTCTCTTCATCGATTGTAAAAGCATATTCATTGCCGGATATTTTTTTCAGTGTCTTAAAAAATTGGCTCATTATTCTCCTTTATGTATTCCAAATATGTAACCATTTTAAATATTTTTCCCGTTCCAATCTGACTGGGTCATCGGATTTAAATTCTTCTTTGATACATTTTTCACAAAAAATAATAGCTCCGACCCTAATCATTTCCTTATGCAAGGCATCACATTTGATGCAGGATGCATTATGGTGAATATGAAAATTGCTCAGATTTTCTCTTGGTATTAAAGCCTGACCGAACAAGGCCATATATCCCTTCGTTTGATTTGACATGATTATACCTCACTTAGTTGGATTTGACAAAACCATACATCGATTCCGTGATAAAATTTATATGGTTTTGGTCAGTTGGGTCAAAAGTTTCAACGTGCCGGAGTGAATGGATAAGCTTTTTGAAAATTCGAAGACAGGTCATATGATAGGTCGTGCGTTTAATCGGCACTCCATCGATAAAGCCAACAATGCGGTTCGTCTCATCGACAAATTTTGAGTCGATACTTTTAAGGGCGTTTACGATTACCTTTTCTTCAATTTCGTAATGCCGTGCGACCTCATTGATAATAATATCGATATGCTTCCCCGTTTCAATTGCCAGTTGGCGCACAATTTCTTCCATCAACTCTGCATCCCAATTACTAATTTGTCTGGCGGCATCAAACATAATTATTTCTCCTTTATCAATTCCCAGTTGGTTTTTAAAAAGCTTTTTGCAAAATACCGGAGAGATGCCTGTCTAATTTTTATGGTGCCAGACTTTATCTCTCCGGTTATTTTATTCCGTATTTTATATCGAAACGTCTTCATTATATTTGTCTCCAACTTAGGCGGCGATATCTGCTCATGCCATGCAGTTCCGATAATACATCACAATCGTATTGGATGTCAACCGACCCGTTGATTGCAATGGCCTCTCCCATCCCAATAACAGCTCCGTAAATGGTCTTTGTGCCACCTCCCGATAATACAATATCACCTCCGGCTATTATAATCCCGTGCCAATCTAAATTCCCTGAAAGGTCAAGTTTGCCGGTGATAAGAAGTATTCCATATCCCGTTATATTTGACATTTTGCCGTCTCCGGTGATATGAATGATGGCCGGACTTTCTTGGCTCGATGCCGGTATGGTCATATTGTTAGAACCGATGATATGGTGCGTGGCGTTTTTGTTGATTATGGGCTCAATCAAAGGAAATGGATACATACCCGTGCTTTGCTCAACAACCGGCGTGTCCCCCATATCCCCATCGTAATCAATAGTTCCTCCGGCGATATCGTACATAATATCGGCCACGTCCCCACAATCGGAACCGGCTTGATTCTCCCCTATAATGGAACCGGCGACCCCGTTTCCGTTTACCGAAGAGTTAACTCTTAAGGCGGCGTTTGGCATCATAAAAAGTGGCTCGTGAATAAACCGGACTTCGATGACCGATTTCCCACCTCTTCCTTTATGCGTCCCATATGATGTGGCTTTTTCGAGCGGCATGCCCGTGGTAAAATTTATCTCATTTAAATAGTCCCCGTCCTCATCTCCATACCGGAGAACCTTTACAACCCCATCGGTATCGACACCGACCTGATGCTCGACTTCTACCGAATAAAAATTGTTGGTGCCGATATCCCCTTCAAAGGTGCCAAGATAATCGACATTATCATAATCGGATTCGTCAAGATGAACCGATACCCAAAGCGGTGCAATGTTTACCCCACTCTCGGCAGCATAAAAGTTCATCTCGTGGATCAGAAAGTTTGTAGATATTTTCTGTTCGGTTATTGAAATTTGAAGTGCAGAAGTACCTATAATCGTCAAAATAGCCAAAATTAACAAGGTCATAACAATCACATATCCATTTTCATTTCTCGTAATCATAATCAAATCTCCTTTATAATAGATGAGCAGGCAATTTATAACTTTCCGACTTTGGCGGCGGACTGTAAGATGATGAATCCATAAAAGTTTTCACAAATTCCGGCTTCAATTCAATCTCCCCATCCACACCGGTTTGAAGGTATTTTTTAGAGCAAGCCGGACAAGCGATATCATATTCCTGCTCCCCGACATAAAATTGCGGCATCCATCCTTCTGCGATGCCGGATTCAATATCCGGTAATTCCTTTTCACATAATGAGCATTGCATAATATTTATCTCCCGTTTTTAAGTTATATTCCAATCTTATAACTGTTATCGGCAAATGTCAAGCAAACTTTAGCTTTATTTTAAAGCCATAGCACATAATCAAACCAAAATCTCATCAAGAAGTAATTGGCCCAGAAAAATAGATATGCCTTTATGACGTCCCCTATAAAATCAATCATCTAATGAGTTCCGATGTATTCCCAAAAAATATGCATCAGCCAAATCATACATTGATTTCTCATTATAAGTCATAAAATGCACATAGTCAAGAAAATCTTTGTGGATGTGCGGCGGGAGTTTTTTAACGGTTGCTATTTTGAGTGCTTCGCTTTTTGGAGAGTAATTTTCCTTAGCATATTTTCGCTCCTCTTTATTGAGAACTTTGCTCCGCCAGGACTGCACAGGAATCGACCCGATTAAAATATCCGGACATTTTGTCCAGATTTCTGTCCGGACTGCCCAATAAATACCGGCCAGAATATCCTTACTGGACGATTTTGCACCAAATGCCAGTCCCTCAATAACAAATTTTGTGGTTTTGAACTGCTTGATAAAGAGCATCGTTGATAAAACGATATAAGCAATTAACTGCTCCGTATCAGGGAAATCGTCTTTCGTGCTTTTGATTATATCAAATTCAACAAGTGAGTCATCCGGCTTTAATGCGACAAGGCCGGTTGACCTCATTGACATATCCATACTTACAACAAGCATTCGGCATCAATCCAATATTGGACTTCCTTTACCATAAGTGGCGGGATAAGTTCGGATAATGGAATCGGCGTGAAATTCCAAGCATCGACCCCGCAGTTAATAAAGTATCCGTTTGTTTTTATTTTACCGTGAGAGTGGCCATGTAAAACGATATCTTCCTCAATCCGGACCTCAACAAAATCCAATTTTCCCGTCCAGATTTTAAATGTTCTATATTGCGGAAGGATTTCTTTTGCTGGTCCCCAGTCCACGGCATGAGTTAACCATAAAATATTATTTACCAGTTGCGGCCTTTTGAACCATTTTAGAATGCCGGCCCGATTTTCCCAAAAAGACCGGGTCCGGCGGTCATGGTTTCCATTGATTAAAATTATGCGGCCTTTGAGTTGGCGGACGAGTTCGACCGTCAAATCAGGCGACATAAGTGAGAAATCTCCAAGGTGGATAACGTAATCTTGGATGGTAACCACTTTATTCCAATACTCAATCATGGCCGAATTCATTTGAGCAACAGATTCAAATGGTCGGTCTTCATATTTAATTATATTTTTATGGCCGAAGTGATGGTCGGCAGTTACATAAATCATATGGTTTTCTCACCATTTGATGGGTTTTGGATTTCCATAAACTCTTCTTCAAACTCCTGGATTTTTGACTCGGAATATGCAGGCAATTCTATGGCATGAACGTGCTCAAATACCTTTTCCAGAAGTTTAGTTAAATGTTCGACTCTCCTCAGTGGCGTATCATTCGTGAAACAAATCATCAGAATATCCCTCCGAAAGGGTCATAGGTATGTTTTGAAAATACCCGTTCAGTTCGCATCTCCGTATTAAGTTTCATCCGGACCCGATATTCGGCGATGCATTTAAAGTCGTCCGGTGCTTTGTATTCCGATATTATAACGGTATTATTTTCCGACCACCTCCTCATTACTTCCCAAAACTTTTCAGAGTCAAAACTGGTGCTAAAATATTCCTGCCCAGTGTCGGCATATGGCGGGTCACAATATATGAATGCATTCTTTGGTATCCATTCGTCATAAGACATGCAATTGAAATTTACTCCCCAAATATCCTTCGCCATTTTTAAAACAGTTTTTGCGGCACCTTTGACATAATTAACCTTCTTGGAATCCTTTGCAAGACCGGCAAACCACATCCCGGCGAATGAGCAAAAGTGACCAATAAATCCAACCAATGCAGGGTCGGCTTCTTCTTTATTTGCCTTTAATGCTTTATATTCCGACTCATTAAAATGAGTTGGTGGCACCCATCCGTTTTGCAGGGCTTTATACATGGCGATGAGATATGGATTTGTATCAGATGCGAACCGGCGTTTGGCGGCAACATCTCGCACAATCCATGCTGACCCGACAAATGGCTCAACAAATTCTTGGCCAGGTTTCATCCATTGATTTATCATATTGCATATCGGCTCAGCAATGGTGCCTTTGCCACCAAAAAATCTCATATTAAAATATTCCTTCCCACGGATTATATTTGGTTTTTGAAAATAGCTTTTCAACTCGGTCTGCCTTTGACATATTGCCCCTGCTATCTTTAACAAAAATGCAGGTCTTTGTTGGTATCTCAATGATACAAGGGAAATCATCCGGCGCATCATATTCCGAAATCACAACGGTGTTGGTCGGGTCAGATGCCCACTCTCGCATCACATCCCAAAAATGGTCGGTATCAAACGTCTTTGTGAAGTATGGTTGGTCTGTTCCAGAGTATGGTGGGTCGCAATATATAAGGGCGTTTTTCGGATTGAATTCATCATAACTTTTGGAAAAGAATTTGACCCCTTTTATTTTGTCCCTAAGTTGGATTAAAGTATTGTGGCCTTTGAGGGCGAATTCTTGAAGGTGGCCAGTTCCCTTTTTGCCTTTTCCTTTTGCATCCCGTGCATAACTGCCAAACCACATTCCATAAAAGGAGCAGGCAATTCCGGCGAAACCGATATCTGCCGGGGTTGGATTCCAATCGTCCGGCATATCTGTGCCGAATCCATCTTGGTTTTTATAGTCCGGCATGACGAGCTTTTTCATTGCATAATATTCATTTTCGGTCACCGAAGTTGCCGGTTTCCATTTGCCCTGTAAGGCTTTATACATTGCAATGAGAAATTTATTTGTATCGTTGGCGATTCTTTCCTTTGCCATCATTCCGGCACAAATAGATGCTCCACCAACAAATGGCTCAAAATATCTCTGGTCTTTTCGAATCATATGATTCAAGACAGTTGTGATATCTAATGCCGTCCTCTGTTTGCCTCCGAAATATTGCAAGATTTTACCATCCTTTTTGATAATTAGAAACGTCATATCCCTGTCGTTGGACGTCTCGGCGGGTAATTCTAATCGGAATATGTTTCACTTTTATATATTCTCCTTGCCTAACTCTTTTCAAATATCCGGCTTTTGTTAGGTAACGCCGATATACATCAACCGTCCCATATTCATGACTAAAATACATGTGGGCTTGCAAATAGGATTCCATCCAATGGTATCCGCGTTTTAAAGGTGGTAGCTTTTTCTCAAATTCCCTTTGCTTTAAAAGGCGTTTACGTTTGATAATCTGGCCGTTTTTAAATCGATTGATATAACGTTTTACATTATACCACGTTCCGTAATCATATGTCATTATTTCTCCTCTGAATAATTATATTTCATATTTTTTCCAATCTCGAGAATCTCTCTTTTATGGCTCGAAAAGTGACATCAAATTGGTCGGCCAGTTGATGTTTATGTGAAATATTGATAATTGTAAATCCTTTCTGGCGCATGGAATCAATGATATTTATTATCCCGCGGATGCCGTCATCGTCCAGACTCCGGTCAAATACCTCATCCATAATGAGCAGATTTGAGGTCAGGGAATTTTTCATTTTGGCAATATCAAGAAATGAAAATAGCAGGGCGATATCACATCGTTGCCTCTCCCCTTCGGAAAAATTATTATAAGACAATTTATCATATCCCTTGAGGGCAATTTTCTCTTCGAGTTCCTCATCAAATGATATTTCATATGGCGCAGATAAAATGCTCAAATACTGGTTGACCAATGTGTTGAGTTTCGGGATATAACGTTTAATAATATAGGTCTTAATGCCTTTATCGGACAGTATTTTGATCGTTACATCGTGAACCAGTTTTTTAAAGGCCAGTTGTTTTTGATTTATTTGGGCGGCTGAAACCTCCTCTGCCGGCCCATCCTCATCTTTTAAATTCCCACGGGACTCGTTTCGCAGGTCTTCAATTTGTTTTTCGACTTCGGTGATGCGGCGTTTTGTATTGGAAATTACGGACTCACGAGTTGCCTTAAAATTGGCCAGTTGCTTTTTACCGGCCTCAATTTTTGCATCGTTTACCTTTACGTCATTCTCGTCATCATACCATCCAAGCTGATAATTTGACATTTCTGTTTCCAGAAGTTTACACTTTTCGTCAAGTGGTGCAATCGTATCGGCTTCAATCTTATCAATCTCCGCCTTAAATGCCTCAACCTTATCCAACTCAGCTTCGACTTTTTTGTGGCGTTTTTCTAATATCTCTATCTCTGCTCGAATATCCGCCAATTGTTTCTTTTGGAATTTTGGGTCCATTGGCTGTTTACAAGCGGAGCATTCGGTTGTTACCGTATAATATTCAAGGTCGGTCTTTTTACCTTCCAATTCAAGACCGATTTTATAGCGGACTTTTGACCCCTTATCGTGGTTTTGCCGATATTTTTCTTTATCACCTTCCAATCCCTCTTTTAAAGCGACCATCTCATGAAAATATCCGGACCGCTCATTGCCCAATTTTTCGTGGGCGGCTTGCTTGTCGGCTATACCCAAAGTGAGGTCTGCAGACCTTTTTTTAAGGTCTATCATCGACTGTTTTAATTCCCCGGCCTGCTTTTTTAATGCGGCCAGTTCATCTTTTGCCGATGCCTGTTCTTTTTCAATACTCCCCATCAACTCCTCAATTTGGTCATCGTTGGATTCCCGCTGTTGCTTATTGTACTCCAAAATCATATTTAGTTTATATTGAAGTTTATCGATAGCGGTATCATTATCTCGCATCTCATCCTTTAATATCGATAATTTTGCCTTGACGAGTTTATTCATCACGGAAAATATCTCAATCGCCAGGATATCCTCTATAAACATCCGTTTGTCGGCGGCTGTGAGGCGCAGGAACGGGATATAATCAGTTGTGGACATGATGAGTGTATGCTTTAAATTTTTCTTTGAAAATCCAAGCACAAACTCCAAATATGTCTGAGTATCCATCATCATTGACGCTTCATCCATCGGCGTCCCGTCCTTTTCGATGGTAAAAACGTTCGGCTTTGCCCCACGGGAAATTATATAATTGGATTTTCCGGCCTGCACCTCCAATACCACAAGGCAGTCCTTTTTATTGAGGATGTTTACAATTTGCTCCTTTTTACATTTTCGCAGTGGTCTGCCGGTCAAAGCAAAAAATAATGCCTCAACGAAGACTGATTTGCCGGCCCCATTATTGCCGATAATATTGATGGTCTCTTGGGAATCGAGACGCATCTCCGTCCAACCTTTTCCATAGGAGAACAGGTTTTTCCATTTGATTTTCTTGAATAGCATTTTAGCTCCTGAAAATTATCAGTGGCACAAATCCATACCAACCGAATTCCAGATATGGAGAGTGGTCTTGGATATCTTCCGTAATTTGCCATTGATATAATATCTTTGCACGGACGGAATTAAACCCAAAATCACCAACTCCGACATCCGATAAATCTGGCTTGCTTAAATCAACTGAGGGCTTCATTATAGGTCTCCTTCATCAATTTTATAACCCCGGCTTTGAGGTCGGCATCCAAATCGTCTTGGATTTCCATATACCCTTCAAATATTTCCATAAAATCCTCATTGTCAACGTCCCCATCATCCGGCGCATCCAATAAAAGACTTATATCAATGACATCACATTTTATAGCAGATTCCATCAATTTTGACAAAAGTTTTTCATCTTTTGCCTTCATTTTGTAATTGAGATAAACCTTTACATAACAATCGGCGGCGGATTCAACGTGCTTTTTAGTTATAGGCTTGTCCGCCGTCAAATATATTTTTTTGAATATCGATCGGGCCATTGGGACTTGTTTTAAGTCAAAATCGTCCAATCGCTGAGTTTGGGCTATTTTCTGTGCAAGCTCTAAAGTATAAGCAAACTTCTGGTCGCCGCAGTCGGCCCACGTGGTCTGATAAAACGACCCCAAATAAAAGATATTGCCCTTTTTCTGCACCAGATGAAAGTGACCGGAAAATACCCATTTAAATTTACGCAGGGTCGATGCATTCATCCCGCCAGTGCATTTGATACCATTGGTCATTTCAAAACCTTGCAGTTCGAAATGGCCGAAGCAATACTTCGCCTTAGAATTTTTTATTGCGGCCAGAGACTCATCCCAGTTCTCTTTGTTTATCCACGGCACAAAAAGGCACGGGACTCCATCAATTTCAATCTCCTCCGGTGCCTGAACAATTTTGATATGTTTATGCTTTTTAAATATCAGGTCCGGAGTGTTGACTTTGCTCGTATTTTTGAAAAGAGTATCGTGGTTCCCAATGAGCAAAAGCACTTTAATATCGCTGGCAATCTCATTTAAAACAATGTCCAGGATTTTAATCGATATAAAATTCCGGTTATCGAAAAAATCCCCCAATATAATCATCCGCCTGATATCGTTCTCTTTGCAATATCCTATAAATTTCTTCCACTCGGTTATTTGGTAATCGATAAATCGCTCATCGTTAATCCGCATTCCGAAGTGAAGGTCGCCAATTACAGCAACAGCCATTTTGTTAATCTCCGAATTTTATTTGTTTTTCTGGTATATTCCCTGCATCTAATGTGGCACTTTCCCACATTCCACGAATAACGGTCGGGAAACGGGGCTCATCAGGAAAATTTCGTTTTGCTCTCTGGATACAAACTTCCATTGAGGTATAAAAGTGGCGTAAATATATCTTTACATCACTCAGTTCTTTGGCAAACTTCTCCCATGACTTACGATATACTGGCCGGAGGTTAGTTGCATCAACCACAACGGTATCATGACCGGCGTTAAATAATGATTCAACCATAAGCCGTTCAATTTCAGATACTCTTTTCTCCTCTTTAAAATACCGAATGGTGCCACCAAGAGTTTTTCGGATGGCATCCCGATTGACAATAGGATGTCCTGACTCCTTTGCCCATGTTGATTTGCCGGACTGTGGCAATCCAACCGTCAAAACCAATAATTTTTTACATATCATGTCTCTGCCCCACTTTAAATTGAATGCCATAACGGTGATATAATTGGGATATCTGTTCGTCCCGCAGTTTATCTTTAATGTTTTTCTGCTTTTTTTCTCCCGCCAAGGCATCCCAAAAATAGTGAATAATTACAGTCGTAAAATACCCGAATGGGTTTGTCCGTTCCGTGTCAAATTTATGGGCAATAATACAACATTTAAGGTATGCATCGGAGACCATATCCTCAATCCAAGTATAGCCGGAAAAACGGCCTTTCGTGCCTATCTGTTCCGCCATTTCATAGAATATCAGATGCAATCGCTCGCCTATTACGCCAGTCTTTTTTAGCTTTTTCAGCTCCGTTATCATTTCCTTATTGGTAACATAGTGCTTTCCCTTTGGATTTTTCTGCTTATTTTTAGACATCTGCTCCACCTTTCTGTCATCTATTATACCAAATAGGGGAGGGTTTTGTCAAAACAAGCACAACATATGCTAATCGGCAGGAATTACCTTTTCTTTTTTGCGGTCATATTTGGATTTATCTTTGTGCCATTTGGTGGGTTTTGCGGTGGGAATGGCGAACGGAAGTTTCTGGCTCTCGGCCAGTTCTTTATTCACTATTATTTTCTTCTTCCGTTTCGACATCGGTTGCGGCATCCTCTTCAGATTTTTCTATACCGGCATATTTATATAAGCCATCCTTGCGGCTTTGAGCGGTCTGTTGCACGGCCTCAATTTTTTCCTTGGCATGTGTATCAAAACCAATATATCTCTTGGCAATAAAGGTGCCCAATACACCAATGATTAATAGAACTGCAATCAGCTCAATTAACGTGAAGCCCTTTTTATTTAGACGTTTCATTTAAAATAAGTCAGTCAATTTACCGGATACTTTAGCAGTCTCCATTGGTACATCCTCCGGCTCGACTTTTTCCTTTTTAGATTTATAAGCACGTTTTAACTTTGTTTCCAATATTTTATCGATGTCCATTGCTTCAATAATCGGCTCGAGTTCTTTAATTGCCGAAAATGGAAATATAGTATCATCAATTAAAAAGGGTTTAAACGTGGCTATTATCCAATCAACAAGGCGGCGTGGTATTGCTCCCTGTGGGACACCCCTAATACCGGCCTCATCCCGTTTCATTTTCATATTAAAAATACAGGAATCGTTAACCTGTATTTTAGCATAATCATGGCCTTTGCCTTTTTTGATTTTGACGTTGTCCACATATCGGTGCGTAAAGCAAAGATATTTATATCCGTTAACGGTTTGAGTCGTCCGGCTGAAAATTAAATTACCGTAATCCTCTTCTTCATGCCGGAGTTCAATAAAAGGCAATCCAGATGTGCTATATTTTAGTTCGGACATATTAATACCTTGCACAAGACGGGCAACAATCCCCATCTTCTTCCATTATCGGTTCATATAATTTGCGGCAACCGGTGCACATTTTAACGGTCATATGAATCAGCTCCCGTTCACGTTCCTCATCAATCGGCTCACATCCACAAGGAGTATGGTCGTGGCATGAGGGGCAAATATGCATTTCTTCCATCATATCATGAACGTCATTATCTGTCATCATTTTGATTTCTCCTTTTCTTTATCGGCACAAATCGGACACTGGCCGGTCTGCTTAAAGTCCCAAAATATACTTCCACATTTGCATTTGTGAATTTGCGGGTTTGATGTAATTTTTGGCATTATGAAATTCTCCCAAATACCTGTCCCCATCGAATAACTCCGTGCCAATCTGTTTTATCAACCGAATCAACTATGGCCTTTTCAATCGGGTCTAAAATTTTTCCCATCTCTCTGGCCAAAGAACATCTCCATTTCCCGTTCTCATCATATGCCGGAAGGTCAAAATCAGCGGTGCAAGGCATACATTGATGTGCCGGTTTCGGCGATACCAAAAAGCAGACCCATCTCCAAACGTATGCGGCCTTTCCCGTTATCGGGTCGTCCGTTACCTTTGGCTTACTTGCTCTGACCGTCCCATCCTTTTTTACTATGATATCAAGAATGGCCAGTCCTTCTTCATTACCGGCGAGTTTGTTTTTGGCGTTTTCGATGTTTACTTTAGGCATGTTCATAATATTTAGATCTCCTTTTGTTGACCGTTTCTTTCCATTCTATAACTGTTATCGGCACTTGTCAACAAAACTTTAGCTTTTTCTCAAATTATTTTTAAATGGTTTTAGTGGTTTACTTGATAAATAAAAGCATCACAAAAAGCATATTGTGTTCTTTTATTAAATCCCCATTGACTAATTGGAAGTTTATAATCAAAGTCATGAGTTTCCATCATCCATTCAATCCAATAATAGTACATTATTCCTCCTCAAACTATTTTTTAAAACATTCCGGCGAATCCTTGTGGGTCGGCTTTGGTGGTTTTAGTGGTTTTAGGTTGCTCCACCTGTGGTTGCTCTTTTACCGATACCTGTGGCTCACAAAAAGCTAAAGAGCAAACCAATACTATAACTATCATTATCCCAATAATTTGTTGCATGCAAAACCTGGTCCATTAATCCGATTTCTCAAAAATATTTTCGATGACCTTTTTACCCTTGGGTTTTGTGACGTCCCCATTTTCATCGATTTTAAAAATCTCTTTTTTGCCTTTCATTAGCCACCAATATCCGTCCCTCTTTTCGATTTTGGCCTCATGCTCATCGGCATACATTATGACAAATGCAGGGTCATCGGATATATGGGGATTCTTTTTATCCTCAATATATTCGACAATGTCGGCCAATTCCGACTCGTTAAAAGTATCCAGATAACGCTTTACTATTTGCACCGATTTTCTCGGCATTAATTCCCTCATGCTTTTCATGTTATTTTCCTTCGATTTTTATTTTGTATTTTGGAAAATTATCCTCTGCGAATTTAGTTGCTCCCTATTTTTGAAACGGCCTTTATAAGTTCAGGGTCACCAGAAACCTTTAACAATCGGGCGGCTTCCTTATATTCACCGTTTGCGATATGCATCATGGCCGACCTGAAATCCATAGAATCGTCAGCCAAATCAAAATTAATCCGTTCGGCTTTCTGCTCAGCGGGAGTTAACCATTCCCACATCTCTTTTGCTATCCACTTTTCAATTTTAGTTTTGGGTTTCCATCTCCACTTATCTCCGGTGGCTTCGGTCAATAAATCTTTAAAAGTGCTCATTAAATTTCCTTATTTAATAGCCTTGGAGATATTCTCCAATCAGTTCCGTCCGGCGTATTGGTAATCCGGCAGGTTTTCAAATTGACTCTTTTTACGATGCCGGTTATCTTG